CAGAAATATATATGGGGCAAAAAAAGATATTAAAAATATTAAATTAATATGTATTTAAATGCTAATATACCCGTTATCGAGTGTTATGTCAGAGGTAATTATTTAAGAGATCAAAAAGATTCTTTTGATAAATACTTTGGTTGTGCTATATTTGGTTTTAGTTCTATACCAAATCAAGTACCACTATTTCACTTTATGATGGAAGATGGTGGATTATGGTGGAGAGCACCTATATCTGCTTTTTGTAAAGAACCTAATGTAAAAGAGCTACCACTTAATGAATTAGTTATGTGGGATAGTTTTAGTTATAATGTAAGTGTAACTACATTCTATGAAATAGCAGGTAATAAAATGCAATACATATCTAGACGTAAAGTAAAACGTACAGGTACATATTTATTTACTATAGATTGGGGGCCAGGAGATTTTAACGAATTAGATTTTGGATATTCACAACATCCAGATCAACATAAATGTGGCCATGTACTAGAATTAGATGATGGTAATTACGCAATACAACCCAACAATAGACTAAGAGTCTTTGATGCGTCAACAGGCTCTGATCCAAATGAAAAACCCCTTATCAACAGATTAGTTAATAATAGAAGATGGACAGTTGAAACTAGTTCTAAATGGATAACCGATGAACATGAGGAAGGTAGTTATGACTATCATTTTAAGGAGTTAAAAGATGACTAAGAAAAAAAGCACAGTAAATAAAGCTGGCAACTATACTAAACCTGGTATGAGAAAGCGATTATTTAACAAAATAATGGCAGGCACTAAGGGTGGAAAGAGTGGACAATGGTCAGCAAGAAAAGCCCAGATGCTAGCCAAACAGTACAAGGCTGCAGGAGGGGGGTATAAATAATGGTTAAAAAGATAAAAAAAGTTGCTAAAGCATTAAAGAAAGCATCTGCTTTACATAAGAAGCAAAGTAAAGTTATTGAAAAGCATATCAAGGATATGAAATCTTATGGCAAAAAAAAGAGATCCTAAAGTAGGTACAGGTAAAAAACCTAAAGGATCTGGTCGTAGATTATACACAGATGAGAACCCAAAGGATACTGTAAGAATAAAATTTGCAACACCAACAGATGCTAGAAATACAGTTGCAAAAGTTAAAAAAATTAACAAACCCTTTGCAAGAAAAATACAAATATTAACTGTAGGTGAGCAACGTGCTAAAGTTATGGGTAAAACACAAGTAGCATCTATATTTAAAAAAGGTAAAGAATCTATTAGGAAAGGGAGAAAAACATAATGGCACTCGCAAAAAGTCAAAGGAGTCTTAAAGCATGGGGAAAACAAAAATGGAGAACGAAGTCTGGCAAGAAATCTTCGGAGACGGGGGAACGTTATTTGCCAGAGAAAGCTATCAAGGCCCTATCATCTGCGGAGTATGCGGCAACGACAAGAGCAAAACGAAAAGGAACAAAAAAGGGCAAACAATTTGTGAAGCAACCGAAAGGGATTGCAAAAAAAACAGCTAAATACAGGAGATATAGTTAATGATGAAGAATGGTATGAAAATGAAGAATGGTAAAAAAGGTAAAAATGTACCTAAAAAACTTAAAGGTTTTTCTAAGTTACCAGAAGCAGTACAGAAAAAAATAAATAAAAAACTAGCTAAGAAAGTATAATGAGAAAAGGACTTTATGCTAATATCCATGCTAAAAGAAAGCGTGGTGGTAAAATGAGAAAGAAAGGTGCTAAAGGTGCACCCACTGCTGCACAATTTAAAAGAGCAGCAATGACAGTAAAGAAAAAATAATGTCAGAAGTAAAAGATAAATTAAAGAGATATGGTTTATCTAGACTTAATCAAGTCAAAAGAACACCTAATCATCCTACAAAGAAAGCTGTAGTTGCTGTAAAGGATAATAGTAAAGTTAAGATTATTCGTTTTGGTGATCAAAAGATGGGTCACAATTATAGTAAAGAAGCTAGAAAAAGTTTTAAGGCTAGACATGCAAAAAATATAGCTAAAGGACCAACTAGTGCAGCTTATTGGGCTAACAAAACATTTTGGTCTGGGCCAGGTGGATCTAAAAAATCACCACCTAAATCTCAAAAACATGTAAAAGGATTAAAAAGATAATAAAAAAAGGGGAGTCAGAACGACCCCCCTTGAGCAGGCAACAACGAGACACGCAGAGAATTTACTCTGGGTGTCTTTTTTTTTGCACTAAAATAACTCTATATGTTTTGTATAATTTGTTTGATATCATTTTCTAATTTTCTCCCTACAGAATTAGCATGATTTATTACAGCAGCACATAGATTACCATGATATGGATAACCCTTTAACGCTTCTCTAATTTTACCTACAGGTTTACCACCATAATCTACTACTATAGCATTGTCTTTGTTAAGTCCTATTTTTAACTCAAATAGTATACCTGCATATTTATCTATATTACTTTTTTCCGCCATTGCTTTCTCCTGTATAAGGCACAAGACTTGCTAATTTATTCATAACAGTATGAACTTCACCATATGGTCTTGTCATTAGATATCTCATAAGATCCATGAGTAACTCAGATGTTACAAGATATGTTTTAGGTTGTCCTTTTTCTTTCTCCATATATCCTCCTATTAAAATGGAATATCATCATCAAAGTGATTGTTTAATGCTCTCATTTTATCTTCTGCATCAACAATTACACTAAGTAATTTATCTACTTCTTCTAAATGTTGTGGATGTTCACCTATACCCACAGGTCTTTCAAGATATATAGAGGCCGTAGTTTTTGCCTGTTCTATATCTGCTTCATATTTTTTTCTTAACGCTTTTACTATTAACGATTTTAAATCATTCATTACCACACTCCTTTAAATTGATAGTATTTATTTTCTACCATATCTTCATCTCCAAGATACGGATTATGTTTTGCAGCTTTAGATTCTCTAGCATCTCTTATAGTTTGATTAAGAGTTCTACCATCTCTAATGCATGCAGAAACAAAGTCTTCTACTTCTAGTACTGCTTGTTTAACCTGCCCCATTACTAACCTCCTTTACTAGTCTGTTTAAGTACCATTGTGCTTTTTGTAAATCTTCCAATGGTTCTCCTTTAAATTTATATCTCGCAACATACTTCAAGATATTACCCTTTAGATACCCATGAAACTCATCATTAGTCATGCAGTCACATATAACATCAATAGTTTCTTTTTTACCATGCATATAATGCGAAGGTCTTACAACATTATCATAGTAATCAGTTCTATCTGGCACTATCTCATTTTCATATGACATATCATGGCTATGGTCTATTTTTTTATTGTATGTTCTTTTATTATTAACTACCATATTCTCTCCTTACAGTTTTTATATCAATTGTTTCTATATTATAATTACCATTCTTAACTTCTCTTTTAACTATCAAGCCACTCCACCACATATGTTGTGTATCTCTAGCAAAAAATTCTTTATGGTTAAGATAACAACCTGCAGATACAGCATGTAACTTTCTACCATTAGGTAGAGTAGACATAGCATAATCAAACAAATGACTATGTCCCACTGTAGCAGAAACCTTGTGTTTTGTCAAGATAGATCGTGCAATATTTTCACCAGATATAGCTGATCCCATAATACCAGATGGTAAATGGTGTGAGTAATGTACACCATCTATTACTTTAATAGCTTTGTATCTTACTTCTTGCCAACCATACTTTTTAAACTTTAGATCATCTATACTTATAGATCCTTCTAACTCTGGATTATCTTCTACAAATCTATCAATCCTATCTTCGTGATTACCATGAATCATAATCTTCTTAGGTTTGTAATTACCTAAACCTTGATTAAATAAAGATAATGCTTCATGAGAATGTTGCATATCTATTTGATATCTTCTACCTTCAAAAGATTTTTTACCACGATCGTAGCTAGATAAAGAATCCATACTACAAAAATCACCCATGCATATTACATGTGTAACTTTAAAATCTGCAGCTAGTCTACCTGCCCACAGAAATCTTTCATTGCTTGTTCTAGGTGTGCAATGGGGGTCACCAATAACTAAATGTGTTGCCACTAGTTTAACTCCTTGTCCCGTTTCTTTTTTAAAAATTCTAAAAAGTCTATTATATTATTCTCTTCGTCAAATTCAGCAACGGAGCTAATAGTCAAGTCCTTTTTATTTTTGTTTCTATCGTCAGCAAAACCACGAAGACCCCATAGAAACGTTGAATGGGGATCTGATGTTGCCATTTTTATCATGCCTCTAGCTATTGTAGAACATAATTCATATTCTTCGGTATCCATTCTGGATTTAGAATCCATAACAATACCACAAGTAAAACCTTTTTGCCAAGGGCTAACTATTACCTTAACAGAATTAATTAAACTTAACTTATCTTTTTTCGTCATACCAATACCTATCTACGTTATCTTTTGTATACTCTAAAACTTTGTGTTCAAAACCTCTCTTCATACTTTTTTTACCAAACTCATTTGCTTTTTTTTCACTATCAAATATTTCATTAGTAAATAATCTGTAGTCATTATCTTTTTTACTTTTAAAAACAACAAAATATAAATGTGACATAATATCAAAAGAGTCGGTGAAGACTAGACCCCTTAAACTAATCCCCACCATACTCTTCTATCTCCTCTTTAGGATTTGTTACAGAAGTGTACCAAACCCATTTAGGATTCTTACCTTTAGATTGCTGTTGCGGTAACAACTGCAATTTATCTCTCCCCCAACAAGGAAGTTTGTATGGGCAATATGAACATACAAAACCCAAAACTCTATTACCAGTAGGCTTACTTCTAAATGTTTCTGCTATATCATCATAACATCTTTTAAAAGGTTTACCATCTTTCAATGCTTTTAAATTATCCTCTGCAGTTTTAATAGCTTTCTTTTTATGGTCATCTACTGCGGCAGGTGTTTCACATACAGTCCACTCACCTGTAGATTTATTTATAGCTATCCAACCACCAAATTCTTTTTGTTGACTTTCTCCATATAAAAATCCTTGTGATGCATATCCAAAGGAATCATCCTTAACAACTTCACTAAACCCTCCAGACTCTCCAAATTTTTTTTCAAATGAATATGGCGATGCACTTTTAATATCCCATACTTTTCCATCAATCTCAACATCCTGTCTCCCTTCAATACTATCTTTATTAAATTTATAAGTTAAACTTTTTTGTTCATTCTGTATATCGACACCTGCTGATTTCATTACAAATATAGCAAGTGCTTCTACCATATCCCCAAAAGTATTTCTCATTTTAACATTATATGGTTGACCTTCACCTTTTATACCCTTTGCTTCCATTTGCAATTGGCATAGTGGTCTACCTATATTAGACATTCTGGGTTCAAATTTATCTTTTCTTTCACCTTCAAACTGTTTTAATAAGGCGTTTTCACACGCCTTACTAAACTCCTTTACTAGCCGTTTGTCTAGCCGTACAGGATTTTGAGATACACTGTCAAGATATTTCTGTACCTTCAATAATATGTTATTCATTAGGATGCAGATAGCACGTCTTCTGGACTTATCTCTTCAACTAACTTAGCATCAACAGCATCATGACCATTAGACTTTTTAGATTTTGCAGAGTTGTATAAATCTATAACTTCTTTATTTTCAACATCAATAGAATCTTGAAATACTTTTAAAGTTTCCATATCATCATCAGACAATTGTAGATTAGCATCAGCATTTACACCTATCTCTGGCACATAAAATACATTACCGCCTTTCTTCTGTCTTTTAGTATCTAAAGAAAAATTACAATTAAACATTAATTTTTTTCTTTTCTTTAGTTGATCTAAAGCAGAACTAACAGGTGAGAAAGCTGTACCCGTAACTCTATATAATACAGGTAAGTTTTCTACAGAATGTGATTGTCCTTGTGCAGTTTTACCTTTATCAAAAGATAGTAAACCGTATACAAGTTTATAACATCTTATGGTTCTTTGCTGTTCAGATTGTTCTGGAGTAAGACTTGCTCTATCTTTAAAAGCAATCTTACCACATTTTGTACCACCTAAAATATCTATAGCTTCTTCTTTCCAACTTTTAAATATTATAGATCTATTAATGTATTCACCTTTATCAGCATCATAGTGCATGTATTGCATTGCACTTATAAATGGTCTAAGTGTTACAGGTTTACCAAATACATTTTGACCCACACTAGAATCATAAGTATAGAAATGACCAACTGGTAATTGATTACCATCATCATCTTCTGGTGTACGATTGATAGCTAATCTAGGAATATTAGTACCAAGACTAGACCCATCATCTTGCCCAATGGCTTGCATTATTTGCTCATTAGACATTTTTTTTATATTAGTTAAATTATTATCAGACATTTGTCCTCCTTTTTATATTTATCTTATAGCACATTTTACGAAAAAATCAAGTATTATTTATAGACTCTATTATCGCACCTATTGCTATCCATACTACAAAAAATAACATTATTTCTGCTAACATATTCTAGTCTCCCAATCTCCTACTTTTACATCTAGACCATCAGTCTGTGCAAAGTAAATATACTCTGAGATAAACTCATGGTTGTTATCAATATACAAAGTTGTAGGCTCTGCAATACATTGATCTTTTAATGCAGTATATTCTAAGAATGCTGCATATTCGTCATCAGAATACTCATCTAAAGTATCTAATGCTTCTATTTCTTTAGTCATTATTGACCTCCTTCATATTTAACCAGTCATACCCTATTTTTAATTCTGTGTCAAGCGGTACGTTAAAGTTTATTTTGTAATACTCTTTTAGTGCAGGTATTACATCTGCCGTGCCCTGTTTAAATATATTACTCATCACATCTTCTTCTCCAGGATAAACAT